TGTTCTGTGCTAAATACACAAACAGGATACCAACATGGCGACACTTAAATCCGGATTAAAAAACAACACACTTAGCCTAGTCACAGATAATCTTGGTGGCCCGGGACAAATTGAGTTTGATGACACACAGCTGGAATCGCTCAATATCAAGCGAGCCGAAATTACAGACTACATTAGACTGCGCCTCGGAGATCAAATTGTTGATGTTGAACTGGACAAAGAGCACTACGAGCTGGCTATCAATCAGGCCTTGATCAGGTATCGTCAACGCAGTGCCAACAGCCAAGAAGAAAGTTATGCCTTCTTGGACCTCTTGCCAGAAACGCAAGAGTACATCCTGCCCAAGGAAATCATGACAGTTCGACAAGTGTTTCGCAGAGGCATTGGCAGCGTCACAGGTACCACAGCCAGCCAGTTTGAACCATTTGCATCCGGCTACTTGAACACCTACATGCTGGTGGCAGGTAGGGTGGGCGGACTGACCAACTACGAGTTGTTTGTGGATTATCAGAAACAGGCAATGAAGATGTTTGGTGGTTTCATAAACTTTTTATGGAATCCCACTACCAAGAAGCTGACTATTGTGCGCAAAATACCCAACGCTGGTCACAACTACATCAGACTGCTGGCACTCAGTGCCAGCGGGCAAACAGCGGGCAGTACTATAACTATCCGCACAAAGGATGCGTGGCTTGTTGCGCCCGGCGACAGCATCACCGTTTCCAATTGCCGCATCGTGGGCTACAACAACACCTACATGGTTGATACAGTGGACGGGCTGCATACCACCATAACAGTCAAGGCCAAGGCACAGCTGGAAAAACCCGAAGTGGTCACACAAGATTTACGCAGTACACAAGTGTGGAGCAACCTAAGTGATGTACCTTCTGAGAACGTGATGTTGCAGATCTACAATTACAAGCCCGATGTCATGTTGCTGAACGATCATATGGCTTATCCTTGGATACAGGACTATGCCTACAGTTTTGCCAAGCGCATCGTGGGCGAAGCACGTAGCAAGTTTGGCAGTATTGCAGGCCCACAGGGCGGCACCACCTTGAACGGCGAAGCTCTTAAAACCGAAGCAGCAGCTGAAATGGAAAAACTTGAGGACGATCTACGCAGGTACATAGATGGGGCACAACCCATGTGGTGGATTACCGGATAACTTGACAAAGCTACATAAATTTGTAATAATGCTACTACCAGGAGATGTGTATGATAGTAGGGCTAGTAGGATTCATTGGTTCAGGTAAAGATACCGCAGCAGACTATTTGGTAAACTTTCACGAATTCCGGCGTGAAAGTTTTGCCAATACTCTTAAAGATGCCGCAGCAGCAGTATTTGGGTGGGACAGGACTTTACTAGAAGGACGCACCAAACAGGCCAGGGAGTGGCGAGAACAGGTAGATCCCTGGTGGAGTCAGCGCCTGGGCATGCCACAGCTGACTCCACGTTGGATTCTACAAAACTGGGGCACTGAAGTATGCCGACACGGTTTCCATGACGATATCTGGATTGCCAGCTTGGAAAACAAACTGCGCACTGCTACAGACAACATCGTCATCAGTGATTGTAGATTCCCTAATGAGATTGCTTCTATTAGAGCTCAGGGCGGTAAAATCTTATGGGTGCAGCGCGGCCCACTACCTGAATGGTACGATGCCGCGCTGTCGTTAAATCATGGCGAAAACGGTAACATGAACTGGGCACTGAGCAGAGCCAAGTTGGCAAAGTTAAAGATCCATGCCAGCGAAACAGCATGGGTAGGTTCACGGTTTGATGCTGTAGTTGATAACAATAGCACTGTGGATCAGCTGCACGAAAACATTAGAAGTCTGGTACTAGATCAGCCGGACGCCATGGCAGCTTCAGACGGTGTATTTCTTGCTGACAGTTTAAGCATACCGTTTTGAGATTAGACCAGTTACTGTTTCTTAAATCACCATCTAGATAAAATACCCTGAGTTGGTCCTCAGGGTATTTTGCTTTGAAGCCGCATTTCTCACACGCAGGTTTTTTTCTATATCCATTCTTGAACCAGCTGGGTGCTGCTGGTTTAATCTTGCGATTGGTACGCAGGCACACATCGCACTGTTTTCTATAGTATATTTTTTCCCCTGCCCAGCAATTAACAGCCACAGGCCTTGCATTATTGCAGGTTGGGCATAGTTTTCTTGTGTTCATACAGGTATTTATACGATACCTTAATTAAGGGCATCGTAACGGCACCTTTTATTGAATACAAAATAAATAATACAAAGTTCTTATTAAAGGAAAAAAACTATGGCAACATCATTAGTCTCTCCAGGCATCAGTATTTCGGTTATTGATGAAAGTGCATATCTTCCAACAGCCGTTGGAACTATACCTTTTGTGCTATTTGCTAGCGCAGAAAACAAAACAGTCAATGGAACAGTTGCACCTGGTACAGTAAAAGTCAACGCAGGTAAAATGTATGGCATCAGCAGCCAGCGCGAATTGGTCAGCACATTTGGTGCACCAAAATTCCAACGCACAGCAGCAAACACTCCGGTGCATGGCGGCGAGCGCAACGAATACGGACTCATGGCAGCATACAGTGCATTGGCACTGGGCAATCGTGTATGGGCTATGCGTGCCGATATTGACCTAGATCAATTGACTGGCACCACAGCGCGTCCAAAAGGCGAAGTCCCAGATGGAACCAATTGGTTTGATACAATGGATTCTGAGTGGGGAATTTATGAATACAATCAAACCAGCGACAGTTTTGTAAATCGTATTCCATTGGTAATTGATCTACAAGCAGATGCCGAATATGACAGCGGGTCCAACACATATTACCCAGCTGATTCACTTGGTGCAATTGGTGACTATGCAGTTGTGGCATTTGATGCCAACAACAATGTATTCCTTAAACACTCATTGAACACATGGGTAAAAGTTGGCTCCATGGAGTGGCAACAAGTTACACCAACTGTGGTTGGATCCAACGCCACAGTTGCACCAGCAGCTGGTGACAGTTTTACACTGAATGGTAATAACATAGACGTTACTGCTGCGACCGATGTGGCCAGTTTTGTCACCACAGTCAATGCAGAAATTGCCGCTGCCATGATAGACGGTGTGCAAGCCATTGAAGTATTTGGACAAGTGGCATTTGTGATTGATTCTACCATTGCTAACGGCGAGCTAGTGCTAACTGATGGCCAAGGTACTCCGTTGCACAGTGTGGGAATTGCTAACGGTACCTACTATCTACCAACAGTACAGTATTCTGGCTACGCCAGTGTTCCAAACTGGAGCGTACATGATGCTGTTCCCCGCCCAACAGGCAGTGTATGGTTAAAGACCAGTGCGCATGGCCAAGGTGCAAATCTTGTGTTCAAGCAGTACAATGCTGCATTGGCAACATGGAAAAAACTAGCAACACCACTATACTCTGATGGATATACCGCATTGTATGGTTTGGATGCGCTGGGTGGGGGTAAGAATATACATGCAGGCAGCATATTTGTTAAAACCGACACTGCAAATGATGGAACATTGAGCTTCAAGTTCTACACCTTGACAAGAAGCGGTAAATTATCTGTTACTGGTCAGTCCAGTGCAGGTACAGCACAATTTGATGCAGGCAGTACATTTGACGTCATTGTGTCTACGCCTGGTTCGTCAACTGGACACACCTATAGCTGCGTGGTAAATGGTGTTAACAGCACAGCATTTGTTTCTGCTATCTTGGCAGCTAACATTCCTAACATCACTGCTAAAATTGAGTTGACTGGTGCAATCACCATCAATCACACAGCAGGTGGTATCATTACTCTAGTGGATACATGGAGCACAGGTGGTGGCTTGGGCAACAGCCCAGTGGACCCAATTGAGGCTGCTGGATTTAATGCACAAGTATACGGCGTGCTAATGGACTTTGTTGCTGCCCCAATGGGTGCATTGACATTGGCCAATTGGTTCCCAACCACCTATACCTACAGCAATAGCGAGCCTTACACAGCACCAAATGATGGTACTGTTTGGTATTACAGCACTCCAGCTGAAATCGACATCATGGTTTGTGACACAAATGGCTGGAAAGGCTATAAAAACATAAATCGTGACACTCGCGGATTTGACTTGAGCCTGACTGATCCACTTGGAGTTATTGTCAGCGGCAGCATGCCAGATACCCAAACTGATAACACAGCATTGGTTCCTGGTGATTTATGGCTAGACAGCGAGGATCTTGAAAATTATCCTAGACTGTATCGCTACAATGCCCTGGGCAAGTGGATCTTGATTGACAACACCGACACCATCAGCCAAAACGGTATTGTGTTTGCTGATGCACGTTGGGATATCACTGGAACAACTGATCCTATCAGTGCAGCATACCCTGAAGTTTCACTGATGCAGTATAGCGACTACTTGGATCTTGATGCTCCGGACTACAGACTGTTCCCACGTGGTACACTGTTGTTTAATACACGCCGCAGCGGTTACAATGTCAAGCGTTATGTAAGTAATTACTTCAATGCCAGCGCATATCCCAACGCTGCGTTACCGGATGTAACAGACACATGGATCACAACCAGTGGATTGCGAGACAACGGAACTCCATATGCTGGACACTATGCTCAACGTATCATGGTTGTTCGGGCACTGCAAGGAGCAATAGCTTCTAGTTTGGATGTTAGAGAAGAAGGTTATGCATTTACATTGTTGGCTTGCCCTGGATATCCAGAGCTGCTAGACGAGCTAGTGGGACTGAATAATGATCGTAGTCAGACCGGATTTGTTATTGGTGACACACCAATGAACTTGCCAGCTACATTCAGTGACATAACTGCATTTAACAATGCAGCAGTAACACGTGATCCGTACATGGCATTATACTATCCTAGCGCACTATCCAGTGACCTGAGTGGATACGAAATTGCAGTACCTGCTAGTCACATCGCATTACGCACATACCTGCGTAGCGACAGTCAAAGCTATCAGTGGTTTGCGCCAGCTGGTGTACGTCGTGGTCTAGTGGACAATGCCGATGCGATTGGTTACATCAACAGCAACAGCGGTCAGTTTATTAAAACTGGTGTAAGCCAACAGTTGCGTGATGCATTGTATGAACTCAACATCAATCCTATCACTTTGTTACAAGGTAGTGGATTGGTTGTTTATGGACAGAAAACACGCAACCCTGCTGCAACTGCCTTGGATCGTGTCAACGTAGCACGCCTAGTAAACTACCTGCGTAAAATACTACAACCACTTGCTAACCAGTTCTTGTTTGAACCCAATGACAAGATCACTCGTGATCAAATCAAGCAGGCAGTTGAAAGTGCATTGAACGACTTGATCGCCAAGCGTGGTCTCTATGACTACTTGGTAATCTGCGATACCACTAACAATACCCCAGACCGTATTGCTAGAAATGAGCTGTATGTAGACATTGCTATTGAACCCATGAAAGATGTTGAGTTCATTTATGTCCCAATCAGATTGAGAAACCCAGGATCGATTGGAAAAGGGCAGGCATAATATAAGTACATTATCGCGATCTTAGGGTCGCGATAATGCACCAACATATAGATAAATAAAAGTAATAGGAGAGAACACAATGGCAATAGCATCATTATCACGATTTACAGTACCAATTGCTGCCGACCAAAGCGCCGGCGCACAGGGTCTGTTGATGCCCAAATTACAATTTAGATTTCGCGCTACCTTTGAGGGCATAGGCGTCAGTTCTGATAGGGTAGAATTAACCAAGCAGATCGTAAGTTTTGCTCGACCAAACGTGTCGTTTGGTGACATCGACGTACACGTCTACAACAGTATTGTGCGATTGGCCGGTAAGCCAACTTGGGAATCTTGCAGTATTGTTCTGCGTGATGATGCACCAGGCAATGTCAGCAGACTAGTCGGCGAACAGCTACAGAAACAATTTGACTTCTTTGAACAAAGCAGCGCATCCAGCGGCATTGACTATAAGTTTGTAACACGTTTAGAAATGCTAGATGGTGGTAACGGTAACAATCTGCCTACTACCCTTGAAACATGGGAAATATATGGATGCTACTTGTCAGCTGTGGCGTATGGTGACACCAACTACAGCGTCAATGAACCAGTTCAAATTACATTGACTATGAAATTTGACAATGCCTTGCAAACACCACTTGGTAGCGGTGTTGGTGGTTTTGTTAACAGAACACAAGGACAGAACGTAACATTGTAATAGTTGTTACACAAAGAGCCCGGCTATTTTAGCCGGGTTTTTTTCTGACTAAATATACTATACAAGGAATAGATTACATGGCTGATACACGACCAACGCTCAAAGACTGGAAACATGCTAGCAAGCTGTTTGTCGACGATCATTTCAATTTTGTCCCTAAATCTTCGTATCTTTATCATGTATACTTTGATTTGACCATAACAAACGCCCTGGTAGACAGTCAAAACCCCAATGGTGATAGAGAATTGGGCATGCTGGTAAAAAGTGTCAGCTTACCAAAGTTTACAATAGAGTCAAAAATATTTAATGCATACAATAGGCCTAATATAGTACAGACTAAAATAAAATACGATTCGGTTCAAATTGGTTTTCATGATGACAGTGCAGACCTAGTGAGAAATTTTTGGTTTGATTACTATCAGTATTACTACCGGGACAGTGACCATGACGAGGCACTGTATCATCAAGAACACAAGTACCAGGACAAGTTGCCAACATCGGGATGGGGATATACCACCAGATCGGACAATAGCCTGCCATACCTGCAGAGCATAAGAATTTATAGCCTACATCACAAGCGTTTTAGTGAATACATACTTATAAATCCCATCATCAAATCATTTAAACACGGAGAGCACCGGTCCGGTGAGGATGATTTAATGACACACGAAATGACCGTAGACTATGAAACTGTATTGTATGCCTATGGTGCAATCGGACAATCCACAGTGGCCGGTTTCGCTGACTTGCACTACGACCTAGATCCAAGTCCACTAACCGCAGCTGGTGGCGGAAGTCTAGGTGTGTACGATACCACCAAAGAAATCATAAATGATCTTAGGGCTGGTGAATATACTCTTGCTGCAAAAGCAGTAGCCAATGGGGTTAGTCATGGGGTACAGTATGTAAGTGATGCTACAAAAAGCGGAATCGCCGCAGTCAGTAACTGGGTCGATCATGCCGCAGATATTGTAAAGTCCAGTACAAATACCAATGCACCGGTATTTGTTCCTGGGGTACAAAATTCCAATACACCTGCCACTACCACTGGCATTGAACAAAATTATGTAAATGGTCAGTATGTTGGCAAGACAAACAAGTTGGCAAGATCCGATCAAGAAGTCACACAACAAACCAATTTTATCAACGGTGCGCCCAAGTCGGCCGGCCAGGTACTGGCGCCCAATGGTGCAAAGATTCCAGCAGTGTCTGGCGCATCCAATAAAGAAAGATCACTGAACATGACTGCTGCTGTTGGTGGTAACTATCCTGGCGGTAATCCCAATTCCCGCAGCACTGCCGGCGCCGGTGAAGTGCGTGCCGGCAGGATTCACTATCCCGGCAATTGGAATGATAGTCAATTGACTCCGCCTCCGGGCTTTAATATAAAATAGTATGGCCATCACCAATATCAGTACTGTAAATCTTGATAATTTGCCCACGGACACCCGTGCTTATTTCAATAACTTCTATCAACCTGCATTGACAGTTAGTCAGAATATTGATGATGCAATACTGGGATACTTTGAACAGATAACTGATACAAAAGAAAGCGCACGAGCACTGGCCGGTGCAGTGGTGGCCACCAGTATAGCCCAGGGAATCAATCCCATGATCACATTGGATAATTTCAAGTCATTGCCTGCGGGGGAGTTGAACAATTACCTGACTACGTTTTTAAACTTCAATCGAGTGGGAACTAGTTATTTGGGTATCAATACATCCCCAACGCCTAACAAATATGTGGCACGTTCGATAATACCCTAATGGCAAAATACGCTCAAGGCAAATTTCAAGTACGCCACCCTGAAAAATATGTAGGTAAAAAATCACCCACCTACAGGAGCAGTTGGGAAGCAACCTTTATGAGTTTCTGCGACAACAATCCTGCGGTGATCCAATGGGCCAGCGAGCCGTTTATGATTCCTTATCGTAATCCGTTGACTGGGAAAAATACCATATATGTGCCTGATTTTTTGATAGTGTATGTTGACAGGACTGATGCTAAATTTGCAGAAGTAATTGAAGTCAAACCCAGAAAAGAAACCACAATGGAGAGTGCTCGCAGCGCACGTGATAGAGCATTTGTTATATTAAACATGGCCAAATGGCAAGCAGCCAAAGCCTGGTGCGCACAGTATGGTTTAAAATTCAGAGTAGTAACTGAAGAAGATATATTTGCTGGAATTAAAGCTACCAAATAGAATCTGTTGCTATAAATACCATATGACTAGAAAATTAGAAGCCTTATTTAATTTGCCTGCGACGGACGATACTCCGGACGTTGATCCAGTGGCCAGTCAAGAAGAAATAGAGAAAAACAAGGAAATACTGGAACAAGTAAATCTTGACATAGACAAGATTGACGCTGCATTGCCCAGTGTACGTGATCTTGACACTGCTGACCACGAGCTGGATGAACTGGCCAAGCTGGCACAGGCAAGATTCGAAGACTTGATGGACTTGGGCATGAATGTAGAAGCTAGGTTCAGCGGTACTATCTTGCAAACAGCAGGAGTATTGTTGGGACATGCCATCACTGCCAAGACTGCCAAGATTGATAAAAAGCTAAAGATGATTGATCTACAGCTGAAGAAAGCCAAACTGGATCAAGCAGAAGCTGCTAAAGATCCTGCCGCCGGAGCAGTTGAAGGCAAGGCATGGGTCATGGATCGCAACGAGTTGTTGCGTCAGCTCAACGGTGATCGCATAAAGAGTTAAACTCGCATAAATATTGTTATTAGGATTAAAATATGAAATCATTGACCCAATACATGTACGAAACACAAAAAATCTTTGAGTTTCGTATCAAGTTGGCCGCAATTGATGTGGACGCTGACTGCATAGATCGTTTAAAATTTGCATTGAACACATATGTAATTGAAAGCATTGGAAAGCCCAAGCGCCTGCCAATTCAAGCACATACTGATTTCCCTGCACTGGGTCCATGTGAGTGCCATATCTTTGATGTAGCACTAAAGTACCCAGTGGTAACAGACCAATTGATGCAGATCATTGCCGAACGTGCTCGTATAGACAAGGCACATGTGAGTGTGCGTACCTTGCACGAGATTGAGAGCACAGACAGTGCCGAAGCATTGGGCAAGGATCACACCGGTGCATATCTCGAAGAGCCTGAATTGAAAGATGTCCCTGGGGCCCAAGAGCTGGTGGGACAGAATCGCCTGAGCGGTATGATCAAAGGTCTAGAAACACGCAAATTTGAAATGGCTGCTAAAGAAAAAACCAGCGGTCAAACAACAAATGATATTGAACCCGGTAAAGTGAGCCCAGTCGGCAGTCGGCAGAATACGATTCCTAGTCCAGTTAAAGGAAAATAAAATGGATTTAAAATCATTAATTGCCAAGATGACTGCTATTGAAATTGCTGAGGGCCAAGTGGGCCAGGCGGTTGGTGCCCTAGTAGGTGCCGGCGGTGCAGTGGCAGCCGGACAACCAGAACTAATTCCATACGCTGCCGCAGCCGGTGGCCAAGTCGGTAGTGCAATTGGCGACAAAATCAGTGGATCGTCTGATGACGAAGAAGAAGTCGAAGAAGGTTGGAAAGAAAAAGCCGGCGCTGTTGCATTAGCAGGTGCTGCTGCGCTGGGCGGTGCTGCGCCAGCACATGCAAACGGTTGGGATGATATTATGCGTCCGGTCAATCAAGTTTACCAAGCACAGCGCGATATCAACAATGTAGGTCGTAATGTTGGATTAGAGGTCAGCAAAGATGTAGATCGTGCCGGCAGGGATCTGCAAAAAATTCCATTTTTTGGAATTGATAAATTTGGTAAACAGATGCGCGGAGACTATCCATATGGTGCTCATCCCGAGCCCGACCGTAGCCCTGATGCAGGGCAACGTCAAGGTCAAAATGCTGCCCGCAATGCAGATCTACAAGGATCAGAAGCCGCAGCCGGGTACGGAGTAAATAACAATAGAGGTTACAAGCCTTATAGAATTAACAATTTTGAAAGCAAAAATATGTCTAAAGAACAAAAATGCAACGAGTGCGGTATGTACGAAAGCAAATGCAGTTGCCCCGATGAATTGGCAGAAATGCTAAAACTGTCTGGCCTAATGAAACCATACATCATCGGAGAAGCCAAAAAGAAAAAGCCCGATGCCGACAAAGACGGTATTCCTGACTATGCTGAAGATGGCAAAGGTAAAATGGAAGAAGGTAAAAAAGTTGACGAGGCCGATGTCGAAGAAGGCAACGAGTTCAGTGGCGAACTGGCCAAAGCTAAATCATCCGGTCAGAAAGAATTTGAAGTAGATGGCAAAAAGTATAAAGTCAAAGAAGCTACTAGTGCTGATTTAATGAAGCGTTGGGCAGGTATCTTTGAAGCTGAAGAAAAATGTGCCGACTGCGGCGAAGTACACACCGGTGACTGCGCAGAAGACACCAAAGAAAAAGTTGATGAAGTCAAAATGGCCGATCTACCCAGTAGAACAGTCAAAGGCAAGTCCTACGGCAATCAAGACGATTATGAAAAGCCACCAGCAGACGCACGTCGTCCTGCAAAAACAATGCCATTGAAAAAAAACAAGAAGCCGCTAGGTGAGGCCATGGAGGAGTGCATGGACGGTGGCGAAGGTGGTATGGACGATAACTTCAGTATCAACAGCAGCATGGACAGCAGCGGTCACAAGAGCGTGAGCATTACTGCCAGCGGCAGCAAAGCTGATGAACTAACAAACATACTTAGAAATGCTGGCCTAGGCGTCATGGGCGGTAGTGATCATGCAGAACCAGATGCAGACAACATGGGCGGAATGGACGACATGGACGGTGATGTTGAAGTAGTATCGGTTCCACTTGCACAGCACGATGGATACCAGGCTCCCGAGCACGAAGAAGAAATGGACGAAGCAGCCAAGTATCGTGACCCTAAATACAAAGACCAATTGTACACACAGGAACCACTAGACCACACGTTTGGTCCTGACATGGATGCTGCCCACGATAATAACTACCCCGATGACTATGCTGGCAGAAAAAGTCCATTGGACAGCGGCAACGGTGATCCAATGAGAAAAGGATTTGGTCGTGGTGGCGCGTCTAACAGCATCAACACACGCGGCCCCCGAAAAGGTCTACCATCAAGGGATCAAATCGGTAGTTTGAAGAACAGCATCAAAGATGCACACGGAACACATACACGGCCCAATTTGCCTGAAGAAGCCGACGAAGAATACCGTAATAAACCACATGCCCAGACACAGTCTGTGAGTGCTCAGATGCGTCAAGGCAATGATTTGAATCGCGAAAAAGACATGCACAAGCACAGCTATCGCCAGGGCGACAACCCCATGGCCATGGAAGATCAGCGGGCAGCAGCACGGTTGGAAAAAGAATTGATGGAAGAACTGTCGGCTCTCAAAGTTGTAAGCGAAAAGTACATGGGATTTGGCAAAACTGTTGGTGCCTTAAAGAAACAAGGTGGTGTTAAGGATCCAGAAGCCCTGGCAGCATCAATTGGTCGTAAAAAACACGGTAAAGACAAATTCCAAAAGGCAGCTGCCGCAGGTAAAAAATTAGG